ACCGTCAACAAGGTCCTGTGCGAACTTTGAAAATAATTGTGCTGCAGCACCAAAGATTAATCCTCTACCTAGAGCTTTACCAAAAAACCCCAGAAGGGTACCAACGGTTGCACCACCAAATATACCACCTAACATTCTATTTAAAAGATTAAATCCTGAAGCCTCTTTTATACCAGATACAAATCCTGTCGTGAGGCCTTTTGGTGCAGCAGGGGTTGATCTTCTACGGTTTTCCTGTTTTCTTTTTTGAGCAATCTCATCAAGTAGTTTTACCTTTTCAGCTTTCGCTCGATCGAGGTCAGCTTTTAGCATAGACGCAATATTTGCATTCACAGCAGATAGTTCTTTATTTTGTTCCTGTAGCTGTGCTACTACGTCCTTTAAGGTTGCCATATTAGCCTCTCATAGCCTGCCTTTGTTGTTCTTCTCTTTTTTCTTTCATCTCTTGAACGAGCATACTAATGTAAATTTCCCTCTCCCAGGGCATTTGGTTATCTAGATCTGATAATGAATAATTATGATTTTGCATTAACTGATAATTAATCCTATAAAAATTAACTAGATTGTCGTGGGAGAGGCATACTGAAAAAAATCAATCATACCTGACAATTCTCTAACGTGATCTTTGTTACATGCATCACAATGATATTCAATAGATTTCGTAACAGTTGGAAGGTCTTGGGCGAAAGATAGGATCTCTCCAAAAACCTCTGTTGGTAGTGAATCTACAAATTCTTCAATGTCTTCAGGTGTTTCATCCTCGAATGAAATTCTTTCTTCTTCTGATAGCAAACAATCTAATACTGCGCGTGAAAGAATAGACATTTGATTCGAAATACTAGTATCCTTGGTGGCTTTCATTTCATTTAATACATAGCTAAATTTAGGATATTTTAATTGAATGGTATATTGGTCATTCACTTTAATTTTCGGTAGTTCTTCTTTTAAATTAGAAATTTCTATATCTTCTAGATTTACTGAAGCATCGCAGCCTTCTTCACAGTCCGGACATTGAATATTTAATTCTGCTTTTTCACCTACTGATTTAGCTCTTAGGCGCATAAACATATATTCAATATCAAAAACAGATAAATCACTTACTTTAAAATCACCTTGAACACAAGAGGAAATTGTGTTTAAAATAGATTCTAGAATCTGCCCTTCATCCTGTGACTCCATAGCAATCAAAAGAATCTTTTGTTCTTTTACTAGGAATGGTCTGAACTTTACCTTCTTCTGGGTTGAAGGGACAATCATTTCATAGATTGGGGTATCATTAAACTTAGGTAGTGCCATATTTTATTTCATCCTAACTGAATAATCTGCTTGCAAATCCACCGATCTGCGATTGTATAAAGTCTGATACAGCTGAACCAGTGCCAGCTGAAGACTGGCGCCAATCACGGTATGTTAACTGGACAGTAAGTTCTACAAGAGAACTTTCAGCTGTATCGGCTAATTGAATCTGACCCATATTGGTTGGATATGCATCTATAAGGTAGCACTCATAGATGATATCACCACCGGTCAGAAAGTTAAAGTCAATCTCACCTTGCGCAAGGTTGATAGGACCAAGAGAAGGTAATCTCCCCTGGATTTCTGATGGTAAACTTGGAAGACCAAGATCAATATTGGCAATAGGGAATCCTACGCCTTTTTTGAGTTGTGCGATCTGTACTGGCTTAGCATAATCCCTGAAGTAACCCATTTCCCTTGTACTCGGATTAATAATATGTGCCTGCCATTGCTCGAAGTACTTACGCACACCATAATCATTTAGTACCAAAAATGATAGAGTAACATCATCGAATGCGTGATCCGATGCGACTTTAGTAAGTGTATTACCAATCTTACGATCTGTGGTTACGATCTGTCTGCCAGGAATGTTCACTCCTCGACAGAGAAGGTTTAGCTCATCACCACTTACTCCGAACTCTGCTGGTAAGGTTACCTTATAGTAGTTTGGTGCTGCAACACCACGTCGGGAGCTGATAGTGGATTTTAGTCTATCGATCATCTCTGTCTCGCAATTCTTGCTGATTCTCTGTATACATTCGATTTAGATGATTTTGCAAAATCAGCAGTTGGTAAAAAGGTTGCGATTTCCCACTCGGGCGCTTCCACGCGTGCGAAACGGGAACGGACGTGCTCACTTAGATAATGTTTGAAACAAGGTTTGAACAATCTATATTTCCCAGCACGTTTTAGTAAATCATATGACGCTCTGAATCTTGTCGTCTCGTCATATCGATTATTATTTGTAATATCCATTAGAGCATCTAAAAACTTAGCCCGATTGACTGGTGACAAGTAATGTAGATTCATTCCGTAGAACCCACCTTCTGCTGGTCCTACAATAATAGCCAATGGGAATCTGTCGTAGTAAGGAAGCGTGTCCTTGTGCTTTGGATCATAGAAGAACATATTCATAGATCCAATTAGTTGTCTGTTTTTTAACTGTAATGATTCATCACGCATCAATGTATTACGATTGATGTTTCTCATATTTGCTACCTTCTTACGGAACCACTCACGTGATTCTGCAGTACGTGGGGTAATACCAGCACGGAAGGCTTCAAGTTCTAGTTTTGCGAATAAGTTACTCATAATACTATTTATGTCGATTTCTTACGTTTCTTGTAAGGTTTAAGTGGCTTTGTTGATCTGGGTTTAATACCCATACTTTCAAGTGTATCTTCAGTCCAAACAGCAAACTTCCACCCCCGATCTTTAGCAAAATCTTGTGCGGCTTTCCACTTATTCTGATTCCTGACATACGTTATACCTTCTGTTATATAACGTCGTGTTTTACGTCCAGGATATTCAGGTGGTTTTGTTTCTTTCTTTGGTTTGATCTCTATTAACCAGGTTTCATGATTCCTGAAAGTAACTTTCAAATCTACGTAGTATCTGTGGTACTTCTTATCTACTTCATAGAAGTACGGTATAACTGTTTCTTCACTTGACCATTTTAATATATCACTATTTTCATCACACCATTTAAAACAGTACTTTTCCCAGAGCGATCGGTAAATAACATTGGTTGGATTACCTTGGTATTTGCTCGGATTCTTGACTTTATATTTTCCAGAATAGGCCATAGTTTCCATATAAATAATGTTAAGATTTTTATATTTATAAGGACTTATAATGTCTCGAGACGGATTTGAATTTGGTGATAGAGCACCTTCTACCAAGTACAGAAACCCTGACGGTTCAATAACCAACTTTAAAACCGGTGCTGGTTCTGTTCCTATTGATCAAGGCGTTTCTAGCTCTAAGAACAGTAGGCCGACTGCAACCCCAAACTCTACTGGAAAAGCCCAACCAGGTCAAGGTGTTTATCAGGATGCGATCCTTCGACATTCAGCAGCAGAAGCTGAAGGCGGTGTCACTTCATATGCCAGAACTGGTAAAGACCAACCCAGAGAGAAATTACGTTATCCGTTAGAAAGAGGTGCGTATTTTGCAGAGGTTATTTTTAGACCAGTAAAATCTGATTCGATCATTGATGACCTAAATGGCTTGTTAACAGGTAAATCAAATCTGCCATCCTCTGCTGATGAAGAAGGAGAATTTGATAGAAGAGATCCTTCTATTGAAGATACCGCCGCAGGGGGAAATGAATTTGATAGTCGAGACCCAGCTGTAGCTGCAGCAGCAAATAAGAGGACTGAAAAAAGAAAAAATAAACCAGAAGTAGAAAACTTCAGAGCACGTGAAGCTAGGGCGATGGGTGCTGTAGCTGAAGATGTAAAACAGTTTGAAGGTGGTAATCCTGAACTTGATGCTCGTATTGAAGCTTATAATGCCGCTCCAATCCCGATCGGACCAGAGTGTAGATTATATTTCCCACAGGCCATACAGATTACTGATGGTGTACAGGTCGGTCCTATTGATTTGGGAGTTGCTGGTGCAGTCACCGAGGCAGCAGTAAAAGCAGGTGCGACTGGTATTGGAGAGCTCGCACAAAAGGCCTTAGCAAATTCAGATATAGCTTCAATCGTTGACGTATTTAAAAGTAAAAACCTACAAAGTACTGCTGGAGCCTTTGCAGCACAAAGAGCAGCACGAGCCTTTGGTGCACAAGGTGTAGCTGGCGCAATCTCAAGAGCTACAAATCTTCAAGTAAATCCAAATACTAGAAGTTTATTCCGAGCAGTTAATTTAAGAGAATTTTCATTCACATTTAAACTGATTGCTACTTCCCCAGCTGAAGCAGAACAGATCAAGGCAATTATTAGATTCTTCCGGACAGAATTATATCCTGAAGAAATTGTAATTAGCTCTAAAGAAGCATCAGGTAGTGTAGCATATAGAATGCCTAATAGATTTGATATACAATTCAGATACAATGATAATCAAGAAATAGCAACAAAAATTAAACCGGCCTATTTAAGGAACTTTACTGCTACTTACAATCCCACGGGGATGGCCATGCACAGAGACGGCAATTTCTCCGAAATTGATATTACTATGTCCTTCGTAGAAGACACAACCCTTAATAGAAGAGATGTTGCACAAGGTGGTTATTAATGTCGAACTATTTTAAATTTTTTCCCAAAGTATTTTACAGATACGGTGACGAGGTTGATACTAATATCGCTAACAATCTCTCTGTGTACATAGATATTGTTGATCAGATAAAAGATCAGATTTCATTCTATCAAACATATGATATTCTTGATGGGGATAGACCAGATATTGTTTCACAGCAACTCTATGGTACACCAGATTATGGTTGGACCCTTTTCTTATTAAATGATAATTTAAGGGAACAAGGTTGGCCGATGACGGAACAGGAAATAGAGGCAAAGGCTGAAAGAGTAT